TCTTAACGCTATGCAAGTAAATGCAAACAACACGAATGTAAATTACATCAACAACAACGACGTATTCACTACACTTGAAAAGTTCGGTTTGAACTGGACAGTTGACAAGAAGCCTTTGTACTTTAATTCGAACGGTCAACAGAACGGTTCGTCATTCTTTGGTATTGTGCGCTCTGACAACAATGATTGTTTTGGAGCAATGACCAAACAGTACGAGGTATTCCAGAACAGTGAACTGGTAGAGTTAGTACATAACGTTGCTGATGTTATTGGTAAACCAATCGACCACGGTACAATGTTTGACGGTGGACGCAAGGTAGCTTTACAACTGACACTAGAGCCATTAACAGTGGGAGATGACAAAGTAATCCGCAAGGCAACTGCAATCAACTCACACGATGGGTCAACATCATTGCGATGGGGAACAACTGGTATCACCGTGTCATGTACTAACCAATTCAATGCACTGTTCAAGGACTTGAAAAATTCGGTTAAGCACACTAAAAATATGCGTCAAGCAGTAGAACGCTCACTAAGTATCCTTGAAGAAATCGAGGTTGCCGATAGAGATATGTTCACCCTGTTTGAGCGTATGGCTAACACTAATGCATCTGAGCAACTGGTAACAAATACCATTGCAAAAGTATCAGGTGTTGCGGAGTTCAGCAAGTTTGCCAATCGTAGAGTTCCAGTCTCTGAGCGCAAGTACATCGAAGAAAAATACAGTGCGCGCAAACTCAATACCGCGGAGCAGATTATCAAATCCGTATCAGAAGAGATGTCCTATAAGGGGCATACGCTGTGGGGATTGTTCAGTGGTATTACACACTTCACAAGTCACCGTGGAGGAAGTGTTAATACTCGTGAGAAATCCAAACTCATGGGTAGTCTACAACGAGTTGACCAAGCAGTTTTTAATGACCTTTCTGTTTTGGTAGCTTAGGGTCTTTTGGGAGGGGAATCAAATCCTCCCACCCTCATTTAACTAATCTTATAAAATCAATTAAACTATGCAAAACTTAAGATGCATTCAAGTAAAGTATCTAGGAGCAACAAACACAAGAGGCTCACGGGTTAAAATAACAGAAAACAGGCTGGGTAGCAATGACTCTATTGCATTACCCTATGACTACAAGATAGGGGACGTTATGCAACAAGCTCAGGAGTATTTAGAAAGCAGAGAGATAAACTGTTTGGGATACACAGAACTAAACGACACCCTATCCATAATCCTTAGCGACTCATGGTTGAGAGGGAACGATGTTAAATTCAAATCAATAATCTAAAAAGCAATGGACTACAATTTAACAATTAGATGGTGTGACACCCTCGAAGAAAGGGATGTGTTGGTCACAACTAATCCTGAACGTGCAGATGACGATGATATCTTTTTCTACTTTGAGAATAGGCATGAGATACCCATATACTGTGGGGAATTTACAGTTCTAAAGCACGACATCCCATTCAAGAAGATATCCTATAAGAACCTTCCAAAGATAACTGAGGTTGGACTGTGGGACATTGACCCTGATGAGTACGAATTCTACCCTTACGTAGGTATTAAAGTTCATGACGTTCCTCTTTGTAAGTCAGCAAAAAAGTTCAATACTCTTGGACTAGGTGAGGCTTGTTTTGATGGAATAGAATCCCAAGGCTTTGGCGTCAAACATTACGTTGACTATGCTTATGGATTTGGGACAAGCGATGGCTGTGTGACCTACACAGGATTTGAAGATGGCACAATGGGTGACCTGATTGATACAATAACTCATGACGAGGTGTATCTGCATTTCGAAAAACTAAAAGGTAAATTCTAGAATGTTAAAGAGGGTTTAAAATACGACCCTCTTTTCCTCATTTAACTAATCTTTTAAATTATGACTCAAAACAAGCTTGAAAAAATTGCTGACTACATGGTCAGAGAAGTAGAAGTTTTATTAGAAGGTGATGCTAGACTAAACGAGTACAAATCAGCACTACTGCGATGTACAGAGGATGGTATCGACCTTGTATGGCTACATGACTCTAACAAAACTGATGGAGTAAAGTTTCACTATCATAGTCTATACAAGATTATCTCAGATTGGGGATATGATATGTCAGATATTGAAGACTTTATAGATACTATATAGTAAAACTGGGAGGGATCAAAATCTCTCCCGCTCTCATTTAACAAAACTAATCTTAAATCTATGGAAACTGATTTTATTAAAGACAATTCAATTATTAATTTTACATTAGTAGACCAACAAAAAGCGATTGAGTGTGGTGTAGTAACATCAAAGCAAACTGTGTTGGAAAACGTAAATTACAATGAACTCGTTAAGTTGCTTGGAAACCCAACATTCTCCATTCAGTCTCTAGACGAGAATATTCAGGTGGAATGGGTAATGAGAATCAATGGTCACACAGTGACAATATATGATTACAAAACTTACGACAGAGAATACACAATAAACAAATTAAGGGTTTGGAGTGTAGGCGGTGATGACTGGGGAACTTGTGATGAACTTGTGAACATGATTCATAAAAAATTAAATAAGGAGGAGGAGATTAGTTAAGGTTTATTTTTTTTGGGGCGACCTCCTCCGCCCCACCTCATTTAACTAATCTTAATAATTCGTTATGACAACTACATTATGCGTGATAATTAGCTTGCTAATATTGTACTACACACAAACCAAACTGTAGATAAATTTGTTAATATCATTTTTTATCTTTACATTAGCTAACAAATTAAAAAACACTATCTATGAATCTAAATGAATCAAAGACCCTTAGAGGGCGATTACCAAACCAATGTATTGACTACCTTAAAAACGTTGAGGGACTCAATAGAAACGAGTTGAAAGCAGAATTTAAAAGCTTCTTCGGAAGAGAACTAAGTAACAACTCTATTAGGAAATACTGTGCAAACAGAATATCTCAGGAGCTATCTACCGTTCAAGACGTTTATGTTATTGGAAATGAATTAGTGATGAACACTAAAAGCCAAACAATACACGTTAGTCTTGACTTGGTTACTTTGGACACGGTGATTGAATTACTTAAGGCAAAGGTTGACAGCATACACAATCATGCGGAAACCTTAGCGAAATTTACAACTACACTTTAATGTCTAATGACAAAGACACCCCTGACTTTTATTTGGAAGTGGGGGGTGTTTCTTTAGATTGGATGGAACGTGAATTTAAAAAATTTAGAGATGAAAAACTTAAAACAAAAAGTAAACTCTTTAATATCAGACGTTTTAACGGTGATGGAAGAGAAAAAAAGATTGAGAAAACATAGAAACTTTGTTGTTGATCAAATGATCGAGATAGACAGGTCAATAAGAGAGATTGGAAAAAAATGGGCAGACCATAAAATTTCAACAGAAAAACTACATGAAATTGTAGAACACAAATTCATACTTCTTCATAAAAGAAAAAACTACATTAACACTTTAGTCGTTTATTAATGAAGGGATCATTAGAACTAAAAGAGATAACGAGAAACGCTATGTTGCAGAACTTGTGGAGGGAAGCATCTTTTAAGAAACCGACCCACACTTTTTCAGATGGTAGCATAGCTGTTTTCGTTCCCTCATTAAAACTTGAAAACCTAAACGGTGACATTGAATTATATGACACTCAATCTGAAATGTATAAAATTGTGCCTTCCTATCAGCTACACTATGCATTTGTAAATGGTTTAGATGCAATCAGCCACTCTGTTTGCTACGAAAATTGCCTTAGAAAGCAAAGAGCAAAAAACGCTACAGAAAGAAAGGAGCAATACGAAACTATTTCAAAAAGAATAGATGAATTCGTAAAACTAAAAACACTTACAATTACACAAATTAAAAACCACTATGAGCAACTACAAACCACCGACAGCGGATCAGATCAACTTCCGCGTTCAATCCTTTTATCCTAAAGGAGCAACAAACCCAAAAGGAGCAATCTTATTAGCATACAAAGATGCGCGTTATGACATAAAAATGCTTGACAAATTGTATGGTAAATTTGGTTGGAAAAAAAGCTATGAATTGATAGATGGCAACCTTTACTGTACCGTGTCTGTTAAAAATCCTGAAACAGGTGAATGGGTTTCAAAACAGGATGTTGGAACTGAAAGCATGACCGAAAAAGAAAAAGGACAAGCGTCCGATGCGTTTAAAAGAGCCTGCTTCAATTGGGGTCTAGGACTTGAACTTTATGATTTTCCTTTTATCAGAATCTACTCGGAAAACACCAACGAGACTCAGTACGACATGAATACTAGGATTAAAAGTCTAGAATGGAAGGTTGAATATGATGACAAAAACAAAGTCAGCTACTTGGGAGCAGTAGACAGAAAGAGAGGTAAAATCGTGTTTGAATTTGGAAAAACAAAAAAATGAAATATAATAAAAACGAAGAGAGGGCATATAACAAAGGATACAGAATTGATGCCGAAGGAAACGTCATCGGACTCAGTAAAGAGAATGTTGGATTCACAGGAAGCAATGGCTACAAACATTTTAAGTTTAGGATTGAGGGCAAAAACTACAGTTGCTCTGCGCACAGGCTACAAGCATATCAAAAGTTTGGTGAACAAATCTACAACTCTGGAACAGTTGTTCGTCACTTAGATGGAGACCAAAACAACAATCACATAGAAAATATAGCGATTGGATCATCAAGCGACAACTACATGGATCAGTCACCTGAAGTAAGAAAGGCAAGAGCAGAACACGCTTCTAGTTTTGTAAAAAAACATGATCACGAGGATATCAAAAAATATCATGAAAAGCATGGGTCTTACCAAAAGACCATGGAATACTTCAACATTAGCAGTAAAGGAACTTTACATTTTATTTTAAAAAAGTGAACATGAGAATTATAAACTTCGAAAAATACAAGTTCAGGTGTTCAGACTTAGGCAAGCTTATGGTCAATCCTAGAAAAAAAACTGACACCTTATCAGCAACAACTAAGAATTTTTTGCAGGAGAAGCATGCGGAGACTATCTTTGGAAAGTCTAAGGAGATTCAGTCAAAGTACTTAAGCAAAGGTATTCTAGTGGAAGATGATGCTATTGAAATGGTAAACAGAGTTACCAGTGAGAAATACTCAAAGAACGAGGAAATGTTCCAAAACGACATGATAACAGGGACGCCTGACATAAATGAAAGCTCGCTGATTGATATAAAATCCTCATGGGACTTTAGCACATTTCCAATGCATCAAAAAAGCTTGTCAAATAGAGATTACTATTGGCAAATGCATGGCTACATGGAACTAACTGGACACAAAGAATCAACTATTGCGTACTGTCTTGTTGACACTCCAAAAAAGCTTGTCGAGGATGAAATAAGAAGAGTAAAATGGCAACTTGGATTTATTGATGACTTACCAGTAGATTTAGAAGAAGAAGTCTATAACAGACATCAATACAACGATCTTCCTGAAGAGCTTAGAATTAAAACATTTAAAGTAGAATATAATCAGGACGATATTTCAGCTCTATATGAGCGAATAGAAGTTTGCAGAGAATATTTAACAGACCTATCCGTTGGTCTTGGAGAACGGATCATGAAACCTTTAATTTAATTTTTTATTTATGGCAATTATTGCACACACATCGGTAGCTTTACACAAGATACCAAAAGACAAAATCGAAACCAAAGAAGTAGAAGTCAATGGTACAAAGGTTATACAGAAATACCTTAGAATTACAACCACGATTAATGACGAGCTTGACCAGTTTGGAAACCAAGCTAGTGTTACCGTTTCTCAAAGCAAAGAGGAGCGTGAGGCTAAACAACCAAAAACATACCTAGGCAATGGATATGTTGGGTGGACTAATGGTGACACAAAAAAGCTAGAGAAGCAAGGCCAAGGGCAATCATCAAATCAACCTCAAGTGCAATCATCAAATCAGCCTGCTGAGCAATTAGCAGATGAAGACCTCCCATTTTAATTATTTGTTTGTCTTTTGTCAGGAGGGGTTGGGAGGCCCCTCTTTTTTTTTAAACTAAAACTCTATCATGAATAAACGTAAAACACTTCAATTCGAAGTAAACTCTGAAGCTATCATAGAAATAGTGGGAGAAGTAACAGGATACAATCCACAAGAAAACTTGCTGACAAGAAAAATGCCATACCCAGAGGTAAGATTCATGGCTATGTTTTTCATTAGAAAATACACAAGGAAAAGCTTGTCAAAAATTGGTAAAATGTTTGATAAGGATCACGCCAGTGTCCTACACGCTTGCAAGTCAATGGGAAATTGGATTGATACAGACGAACGAATAAGAAACATGTATGTATGTATTGACTTAAAGATAAAAGATCGTGTTATATCTCTTGATACTATCCCTGACGATGTCCCTTTAACAGAGCAACTTTATCAGGCTAAAAAAAATAACTTCAGCCTTTTACACACAAACATAACCCTAAGAAGTAAAATAAAAAACCTACCTATTCACATAAAAAAACAATACTTCGGAGATGATCAACAGCTTTATCCAATTGAATCGAAAAATAAAGACCTGGCAGTGGTATAAGAACCCTAATGTTTTTAGGGTTTTCATACATTGTTTGCTAATGGCAAACCATAAAGACAATAACTTCGAGGGATCAACTATAAATAGAGGATCTCTTGCAACTTCTTATGATAGGATTGGTGAATCATTGAACCTTTCAAAACAACAAGTAAGAACTGCTATTGCAAAACTCAAAAGCACAGGCGAGTTAACGACAGAACCAACACCCAAGTATCTCCTGGTAAGTGTTATAAAGTATGACGATTACCAGGGTAAAGGTGCGAAGTTCAACACCAAATTAACACCCAATCAACACTCAATCAACACTCAATCAACACCAAACAATAATGTAAATAATGCGAATAATGATATTATTACTATAGAGCATGCAAAAGAAAAAATCTTAAACGACGAGAAATGGCTTGACATTGTCCAGAAGAATTACGTTTTGACGGAACAGCAGTTGATTGATAAAATATCTGTTTTTACATTGCACGCAACTTTACAGGGACATGAAAGTCTAAGCCTGCTGAGTTACAAACAACACTTCATAAATTGGTACAAGAAAAGCACTGGAAAAGGATATGGAGGAAAAAAAATATTAAAATATAAAAAACCAACCCTATGACAAACACAATAGAATGGGAACAATTAGATTTGAAAGGAAAAACTTCAGGTCAAATCAAAACTTGTTGCCCTGCCTGTGGCCCTGAAAGAAAAAACAAAAGAGATAGAAGTCTTTCCGTAAATATTGAAAAAGGCGTTGCTAAATGCCATCATTGTGAAAACATCTCAATACGAAACGACAACCTTTTTGAAACAAAAAAAGAATATAATCTTCCCCCACAGGAGTGGCAGAATTACACAAAGCTCACCGATAATATGGTGAAGTACTGCGAATCTAGATCCATAAAGCAATCTACGCTAATGGAGCTAGGTATAACTGAAGAAGTTCACTATCAACCCTCTGAGGGCAAGGAGGTCAACAATATTGTTTTCAATTATTTTGAAGGTGATGTTTTGATTAACAAAAAGTACCGATCAGCATCTAAAAAATTCACTCAAGTTTCTGGAACTAAAGCTATATTTTATAACATAAATGCATCAATAGGACAGGACATTGTTTACATAGTTGAGGGTGAGTTTGATGTCTTGGCCATGCACCAGTGCGGATACAGGAACACTATAAGCATTCCGAATGGAGCAAATGATAATGATGACTTTTGGATCAACTGTGAAAAGTATTTACAGGACGTAAAGAGATTCTATATATGCACCGACAATGATGACAAAGGTGAAGTGGTTTCTGAAAAGATAGCACAGAGGCTAGGTCGATATAGATGTGAACGTGTTCTTTTTAAAAACAAAGACGCAAATGGAGATCTTGTGGAAGGTGAAACTGTCTTGTCTCAATCAATACAGGAATCAAAAAAATACCCTGCATCTGGGACACACACAGTTGACGACCTCATCAATGACATTATGGAGTTGCATGAGAAGGGAATGCCTGAAACAATTTTCCCAAAAGATTCAAGCTTTGGTGATCTAAAGAACATATTTAGTGTGATGCGCGGTCACTTATGTGTTGCAACTGGAATACCATCACACGGCAAGTCTAACTTTGTTGAGTGGTATGTAATGAATCTAATGAAAGACTATGATTTGAAGGCATCTTTTTTTTCACCTGAACATCATCCTATGGCATTACACCAGACAACATTTATTGAAAAATTCTACGGCAAAAACTTTTTTATTGACAACCCAGGGTTGCCACGTGTGTCGAAAGAAGAAATACAGCGTTATAAAAGATGGGCAAACGAAAAGCTTTATATAA